CGCCTCCTACTCAACCCTGAAGTGTTAGATGCGATGACATCTACACAGTTTCGGCAGAGCATGAAGTGGGTTGGTGAGACCTTGTTAGATCAAACAATTCTTACCGTTGAAAACTGGCTGGAAGTGGCATATCACCTTTGCAAACAACGGTGGGATTCCTCAATCGACTGGCTTGAATCTCAACCCATGAGTAAGATTCAAACCATGATCGAAATCGTTAAGAAACACGCGGACGATCAAGAAAAGGAAATGAAGAAAAACGCTCGGAAAAAGAGATGATTCGCTTCAAAGTCACCGGTAACGGTCTCACACCCATGAACCTTAACTGGTGGCGTCCCACCAAGGAAGAGTGGGTGCCTGTTCTTCTTGACGATCACCCCCAGTTCTGGAAACAGCAGGTTGATCCTACTTACAAACGTCCTTGGGCGCAGCTGACACCCAAGTACGCCAACTGGAAAGGTCAGCATTATCCCGGCCAGCCGATCTTACGTGCAACGGGCCTAATGCAAGATGTTGCCCACATAACAGTTAGAGGCAACGTTTTCTCGGTTCGAAGCACTGACTACGGCAAGTACCAACAGTTTGGTACCTCTAAGATGCCTGCCAGACCCTGGATGGGCGTCCCTGATATCTCTCTCAAGCAAATCGTTCCGATCTCTTGGAGGAACATTCTGAGTCGCCGTCGTTGATGGCCACAACCCAAATCCCTAATTTTTTACACTTACACAGCAATGACACGTCGCACAACTCGCACTGAGAAACCCGCACCTGCGGCCTCTGATCTGAAGGTGACTCCAGAGGAAAGTCGAATCATTAACGAAGAGCCCTCGGCACCTGTCAACCTTGAAGTTGAAACCCCTTCGGAAGAACCTGTTGCTGCCCCTGAAGCAACTCCCGCAGAAGTCATTCAGACGGATGTTCGTGAGAAACTTTCGAAAAAATCGGTAGAAGAGAACGTTTTTGTCCCCGCTAATCCCGTTGCCCTGGAAAAGGCAGCTGCTCAAGTCGCTCAAGACAGCGGTTTTGAACTCACTCGTGGCACCTCCATCGGTGCTCGTCTAATCGCTAGATCTCAGAAGAGGGTGTAATGACAGTATCATTTCCATTCCAACCACAATTTACCTGGAGAAAACTTGGGTATTTGACCTATACTAACTCCACGGACTATCGAGAAGTTCTGGAGCAGAACCCTCAGTGGTCGGTTTGGGAGTTGCCCCCTGAGGGTGCTCAACTTCGACTTTCCCAAATCGGAAATTCTTCGGGCACCCCCGGAACTTTAACTCAGGGATCGTTTATTACAGGTCTCCCTGTAGGCGAGTTTAGCGATGCAATATTTCCTTATTCTACCGCTGAAGAATACGACTCTGCCCTCTATCGCTACACCCTACAAGGCGTCGTAGATCGAGAGGCCCTCAACGGCATCACATTCGACAGCACGCAAGCCATTACGGGAATCCAGTAACCGGGTAAAAGTCATTGTTGTAAAACCCGAAACCCTGGCCCACGGGCACCACGATGGAATCGCCTTCGCCATCACAGGGAGCCGGAATGGAAGGATCTCCCTTATAAAAACATGGCAACTTTCTCTCTCGGGACCAGTGGTGTAACCCCTGGGGCTCCCGGTGTATATATTAACGAGCAGCCTGGCAAGGTTGCTTTTGGCGGAATCGCAGACTTCAGCACCGTTTACATGCTGGTCGAGACTGAGGAAGACGTTCCCGTAACTCGCTTTCCCTTCAACACTCCGATTGCGATTTCCTCACTGAATGACTATAAGGAACTGATTCGCGTCGGAACTTCAACAGTCCCGGAAAGCCGCATCCCCCTCCTGAGCTACAACTGCGTCAATGAATTTTTTCAGAACGCAGTAACCGGTGATCTGCGCGTTGTTCGCGTTGGAACCCCCGATCAAATCGTTGAGGTCGAGTTCTTCCCTTCTGCTACCAAGATCAACAGCACTTCTCTGCCCTCTTCTCTGCAAGCTGGCAACAAAGTATTCGTGCAGATGATCCTCAACGGTCAAAAACTGGTTGCTGGAGACGGTTCCACTGGCTATACCGCCGATGGCGAATGGCTGGGAGTCCCCGTAACAATCCCCGTGTCCTACGTTGCTGGCGACGAAGCCAACAACCGTAAGATCTCGGCTGCGATTGCCGCCGCTGTTTCCGAGGCCATCGAGTCCAATCCGGCTATCCGTAGCTCCGTTTATGTTCGTCGCACCGGCATGGTGAACGACCTGGATCCTTCCAGCAACTCGGAAAACAGCTACGTTACCCTGTCCTCCACAACCTTCAACGGCAACGTTTCGGTAATCACTGAGGTTCTGCCCGTCGGTAGCAACTTCGTGTTCATGCAGAATGCCTATGATGTTGGTAACATTGTCGGCGGTAGCGTGTCTTTGGAGCGTGTTCCTCAGGACTACACCCAGACCATTTCCACTGCTTTTGACGGTGTTCAAGATCAAGGTTATCTGATCACCCCGACCGCTTACGCTCAGTTTGATGCCGCTGGTCGTGCTCTCGTTGGCGCCGCTGCCGCTGCCCACTGCGAGAATAACAACTTTAAGTGGATGGCTCTGGCCGACCCCGGTCCTTTCCTGGTTACCGACATCAATGAGTATCAGGACTACACTCCTCACCAGCCTGCTGCAGACCTGGTAACCGGACTGAAGTATCTGGTGGATAACGCCATTTACGAGTGGGTTGGTACCGACGTTAGCTACAATAAGCTCGCCTACCAGACCATCGTGTTTGGTGAGTCCGCTCAGACTGCAGTTAACCAGTCCGCCAACATTGTGGCCGGGTCATCCTCATCCACAACTAAAGTCGGCCTGCTTGACAACGCTCAGTACACCATCAACGCTGTTCCGACTGCTATCGACGGTGTATTCCAGCTCGATACCGATCAGTATTGGCCTGTAACCCTCCCTGTACAGCAAGTTACTCTGACTGGTGCTGGCACAGGAAATGACTTCACAACCGTTAATATTCAGGGCACCCCTGTTGTTAGCAACGTGAATCTCAACGGAACCGAAGTGTTCGTTGTTGCACCCCCGTACAACACCGCGACCGACTCCGAATATTCGCTGAACTATGTGTTCCTGGCTCTTACAGCTCAGGACGCTTCTGCGATTTATAACTTCATCGTTCTGCAAGGTGGTACAGCAGCTTGGCTCGCCACAGCTCCTGCTGCTCCCCCGAACGGTGCTGTGTTCATGGGTGCTCCTGGCCCCGTTGCTTCCGGTGATACCGCTCTGCTGACTTACGCCGACCCCTATTGGGATCTGCCTGTCACCATCAACGGGCAAACTTCCGACCTGATTGAGAACATCTCCGGAGCTCCCGCTGGCGTCAATACCCTTCACCTTCCCGGAACTCTTCAAGATGCCACCCAGACCTACGCCCTGAATTGGGTTTCTCGGACCATCTTTGATCCCTCCGCAGGTCTGATTTCGGTTTATTCCGGAACAGTTGGCGTCACTGTAAATCCAGCCCAGTTTGCAGTTCCTAACCACGGTCTGATCAGCGGTCAGAAGATTTACTTCACTCAGCCGATCACCGTTACCAACGCTGGTGCAACCTCCAACTTCGTAAGCGCCACCACCAAAATGGTGAGCAATGCCTACTATGTTCGAGTTGTGGATGCTAACACTTTTGTGCTTGCTTCTACTCAAGCCAACTACACTAGCGGCGTTTATATGGTGGTGCCCTCTGGCACATTTAGCTCCACTCCCTCGATCTTCTATTCGCAAGTTCTGGGTCGTGGCCTCACCACCATCTCTCCGATCGAACTCATTACTCTTCCGATGATTCGCGGACGCAAGTATGAGTTTGACTCCAACAGCATCTTCAACCAAGCCGCTGACGCCTCTCTTGCTCCGGCCGTTGTTGCCGGCACACCCGGTGCATCGATCTTCCTGAATAACAGCGCTGTTATTCTGGGCGAAGACCAGATCACCCCGTATGGCGAAGACCTGTCTTCTCCTTCCCTCTGCGGTTGGCTGCCTAGCCTCAATCTGGTGGGTCCGACTACTTCTCCTGTGGCTGGCATTTTCAATGCCTACTCCACTCCGACTGTAGATCAGTTCTTCCAGCCTGAATCTTACTTCGTGCCTGCGATTGACCCGATTGCAGTTGGAACTTACACGACCAACGTTTCTGGCACCATCGGACCTGCAACCACTCTCTCGGTGACTGTGGCTGGTGTTGTCACTCTTCCCGACGCTTCCTATCCCGGAATCTCCATTCCTGGTGGTTCTGGAACCGGACTGGTTGCCACTGTGACTATCAGCGCAGGTGGAACCGTGATGACCGCAACAGTAACCAGCGGTGGCCAAGGTTATACAACCGCTGCACCTAACCTGGGTCTAGCTCTGCCTTCCGGGTTCGGAACTTCCACTGTGGATGTTACCGGTGTAAATCTGGTCGGTGGTTCCGTAACTACTGTTGTGGGTAACCCCTACGACGTTCAGCTTGGCCTGCTAAGCGGCGAATCCGCTGCTCAACTTCAAGCCATCCGGCCGCTCCTGGTTGGAACCTACTTCACTGTTGCTGGACCTAATGGTTTTGCTCCTGACGGAACAACTCCCGTGGTTGCCGGTGATCGTCTGGCACTCACCTATGATGGATCCACCTATACCTGGGTGGCTGTTCCTGCCGCTACCGCTGGCGGTGATCTGACCTCTGTGGGTCAAGTTTGCTACAACTCTCAAGTTGAGCTTGTTTTCACTCCTGAGCAAGGCGTTCCCGCCAACCTCTGGCGTTTTGACGCGATCACTTCAACCGAGATTATCGACGACGCACTGCGCGGCGTTGGCTTCGGTGGCGTCCCTCAAGCTGTGTTTATCGAAGCCGGTGTTGACAACGTCAATCGCCTGCTCGACGACTCTCAGCGTTATGGTAACCCCTTCGGCTTCATCGCCTATTACGGTCCGTACATCGAGAACGGTGCTGGACAGTTCATTCCGCCTTCGCCCTATGTGACTGGCGTTGCTGTTCGTCGCTACCGTGCTGAGGGCTATCAGTTCCCGCCCGCTGGCGTCAAGTACCAGCTGCGTGATGCTGTGGCCGTACAGATTCCGGTCAGCTCGGCTCAACAGAACCTGCTCAACCCCAAGGGTTGCAACGTGGTTCGTACCCTGCCTGGATACCCCGATTCGGCGGTGTTCATCTGGGGTGGTCGCACTCGTCTGCTCAACCCCGACGATGCACAGCAAAAACTGTACCAGTTTGTCAATACTCGCGTTATTCTTAACGTGGTATATGGCTCTCTGCGTACCGCGTTTGATAGCCAGATCTTCAACGTGATCGACGGCTTCAACGTGATCTTCAACCAGATCGTACTGATTGGTAACAGCATTCTGAACCAGCTGTACGTTCGCGGTGCTCTGTTCGGTGCTCGTCCGTCCGATGCCTTCCAGGTTATTTGCGATCCTCGCATCAACCTGCCCGAAGACCTCGAGAACGGTATTGTCAATGCCAAGGTGTTCGTAACTCCGGTTCCGACACTCGAGCGCATTCAGATCGACCTCATTCGTGTGGCCATCGGTCAA